TTAAATGTTTGGCTATTTTAAACCATAGGGGGAGGGCATAAAGGCATAAGCCGACGATAAGTTAATACTCTTGCCCTCCTTTTATGCAAAAATGAACTAAAAATGTCCAGTTTTTTAACTAATAAACTGGACATATGTGTACCAATTGTGTACCAACAGAAGCGTATCTAATATGGAACAAAACAAGATAAAATGTAACTTATATGAAACATTAACAAACTAAAACACTAGACAATACATTAATTAAATGAAAAAAGAAACAAGACAAATAATAGAAGACATTAAAGTTTTAAACGATTTATCTTCATTATTTAAACAAAATACCATAGATTTGGATAATTATTTTAAATATTCTGGCATGCAAGAACATAAAGATAATATTATAGCAATGACACCTTTATATAGAAAGAAATATGTAGATAAGGTAGCTAAAGTTTGCAATGATATGAGTAAATACAAATTAAAAGATTACAGAAAGTATGAGTAAAAAGATCCAAGTTCCAGATTATTATGTAGGAGACACATACAGGGAGGGGTATTACCAAGCAAGATATGTAGTAGAAGACTTTGACTGCACATGGAACATTGGTAATGTAGTTACATATTGTCTTCGTAGTTCAAGAAAGCATGAAAGCCCAGTAGAATGCTTACAAAAATCTATAAATCATCTCAAGTTTGAGATAGAGAGATTAGAAAAATTAAATAAAAATAAAAAGAAATGAAAAGAGAAATATTTGACAAATATGCAACTGCAATAGCAGAGCAATTCCATCTTACTCTTGATGAGATGTTTACAAAAACCAAGAGAAGAGATAGTGTTGAGGCTAGACAAATGTTATATTTTTTAGCTAAAGAACGCCCTATCAGGATGTCATACATACAGAAGTTTATGGAAGAAAATGGACACCCAGTAACAAATTCAACTATTATACATGGCTATAAAAAAGCAAAAGAATATATAAACCAAGATGATGACTGGAAGAACATAGTAAATGAACTACAAAAGAACAATGTATAGTATAGAGGATATATACAGACAAGCATTACAAGATGATACATTATACATGGAAAGAAATAATAATGTAAGCATGATCAATATGGGTATTAAAATACAGAAGTTTCCAAGCAAGACAGAGATATTGAATTGCTCAAGAAATGGAGATTATTTTCAAGAATTAACACCAGATGAATACAACACATTCTTTACCTACGGATGGGTTGTGGGCTGTGTAAAGATGGCTGTAAATAATTGTATCAGAAAGCTAAGTATGATACAAAAAAGTATGCAGAAGGAAGTTAACACCAGAAGAAACGACAAGTACATTAAGAATTTAAAAACAAAACGGGAGTTTGTAATGAACAGATATTCTTATCATACAAAAAAACTAATCAAATTAAATAACAAAAATGGAAAATTATTTTAAAAAGTTGTCGGCTATCAACGTTAAGGGAATGGCTGAAAAAAAGGGAAGGTTTAACTATTTATCATGGGCAAATGCCTGGGCTTTAATTAAAGAAAACCATCCCGAAGCAAACAGAAAGGTATACGAAAGTGAACATACGGGCTTAAACTATTTTACAGATGGAAAGACTGCATCAGTAAAGGTAGGAATAACTGTAAATAACATTGAGCATATTGATTACCTACCAGTAATGGATTATAGGAATAGTTCTATACCTATTGAAAAAGTTACCTCAATGGATGTAAATACTGCAATTCAAAGATCTACTGCAAAAGCTATTGCTATGCATGGACTAGGAATATCTATATTTAAAGGAGAAGACCTTGTTGACATAGCTACACCACCACCAGCACCATCTAAACCAGTTCATGTAGTTTTAGACTTAGGAGATAACGATATGAAGAAAACCTTAGACTGGATCGCTTTAAACAAATCAATGGGACTACCTAAGATAGTTAAAACTTTAGAGCAGAAATACAAGATAACTGCAAAAGTAAAAAAGGAAATAGCTAATATTATAAAACAATAATTATGAGTATTAGCAAACACCTAGAAACGCTCATGAATTTAAAAGATGATGAGAAATATTACGGAGAATATGGAAAACAATGGCTATCTAATTCAGATATTTACTCTTTATTAAATAATCCTAAGGAATTTAATCAGCCAAAAAAGGAGACAAAAGCAATGATTGAGGGTAGATATTTTCATACTGCTATGTTAGAGCCTGAAAAGCTAGAAAGCTTTATTGTCCTTGATATGGCTAGTAGAAACTCAAAGGCTTATAAAGAATATTCAGCAGAGCATGATGGTAAAATGTTTTTATTAGCCCCAGAAGTGTTACAGCTTGATAAAGTTGTAGATGCTATGAAGTCTAACTTTAGTTTGCACCAGCAAATATACGAGGAAACCAATAAATTTGAAGTACCAATGGTTAAAACGATTGAAGGATTAGAATGGAAAGGTAAGGCAGATATTGTAGGTACACATAAGTTAATAGATTTAAAAACTACCTCTGACATATCTAAGTTTAAGTATTCTGCATCAAAGTATAACTATGATAGTCAGGCGTTTATATACGAAGAGTTGTTTAACAAGCCTTTAGAGTTTTACGTTATAGATAAAACTACACATCAACTATCTGTGTTTACGCCAGGGGAAGAATTTCTTAAAAAAGGGGAGTTAAAGGTTAAAGAGGCGGTTAGAGTATATAATGACTTTTTTAAAGAAGGATGTACTAATGATATTGATCAACATATTAATTATGAAATACTTTAAAAAACTAATTTCTTTTTTCTCATGGAAGAGAGAGATATTTACAATAGAAGTTCCAACTAATTGTAAAGATGAACATCATAAGCACAGGCTAATGGTAGACATATTAGAAATTTTGGAACAAGAAATTAAATTACATTAAAAATGGAAGAAAAAATTTATGTAGGATCGGGTAAGTCAAAGTTTGATGGAAACCTAGTGTCTTGTAGCTTGTGTTTAACTGATTTACCAGCAGAGCATATTTACGAGTACAATAACAAGAAGTATATAAAACTTAACGTACAAAAGAAAAAAGAAGAAGATCAGTATGGTAAGACACATTCAGTCTCTATTGACACATGGAAACCTGATGCTAAAAAGGAGACAGCCCCTCCAGTTAAAGAAAAGGATGACCTCCCCTTTTAAGCTTGTTTAAAGCGGTTATCATAGAAAGGGGGAGTTTAATCAGCTTCCCCTTTTTTTACACAAATAAAATTTAATGAAATAGAACACAGCAGATGGAGATTACAATATTTAAAGACATAAAAGACACCTCACAGCCATTTTATAGAAATGTAAATATGGTCTTAGAAAGAATAGAACAAGGAAATTCTAAAGAGATAGTAAAAAAAATTAGATCTACGAAAAACAAAGAAGAAAGAAATGAATTAAAAAAACAATTACCAGCAATATGTTTCAGTGGGAAATTTACAAAAAGAAATGACGCATCACTTACTGAACATAGTGGATTGATTTGTTTAGACTTTGATGGATACAATACTAGTAAAGATTTACTACAAGAAAAAGAAAAGATAACTAAAGACAAGTATGTATTTTCAGTTTTTATATCTCCTAGTGGTAAAGGATTAAAGGTGTTAGTTAAGATACCTAAAGGTGTAGATAATCATAAAAATTACTTTTCCTCTCTTAATACATACTTTAATTCACCTTACTTTGATACAACCTCTAAAAACATATCAAGAGTTTGCTACGAGTCTTACGATCCGTTAATTCATATAAATTCCAGTTCTAGCTTGTGGGAAAAGATAGATGAAGTAGAGTTTGTAGAGGTTAACAAGTACAAAGACAGACCTACAATACCAGTTACAGATGAAAATAAAATTGTAGATATACTTTTAAAATGGTGGGAGAATAAGTACGGATTAAAAAATGGAGAAAGAAATAATAATGTATTTATTCTAGCATCAGCATTTAATGACTTTGGAGTTCCTAAAAATTTAGCAGAATTTATTATGGGCAATTTTGATTCTAAAGATTTTAATATAGCAGAAATCAGGAGGACAATTAATTCTGCCTATGCTCATGTGCAAAACTTTGGAACAAAATACTATGAAGACCATGATAGGGTTAGTCTGGTTAAACAACAGCTAAGAAGAGGGGTTTCAAAAAAAGAAATCCGATGTCAATTAGAGAGCGAAAAGATTGATGTCGGAGATATAGATAATGTAATAATTCGCATAGAGGAAGAGCAGACAAACCATAAGTTTTGGACAAAGAATGATAAAGGTGTAATAAAAATAGTACATATACTTTTTAAGAATTACTTAGAAGACAATGGGTTTTATAAGTTTAGTCCCGAAGGCACTATGAGTTATATATTTGTAAGAGTAACAAACAACTTAATTGACCATGCCTCTGAAAAAGAAATAAAAGATTTTGTATTGTCATATCTTTTAACAACAGACGATCTTTCGGTTTACAATTACTTTGCCGAGCATACAAAATATTTTAGAGAAGAGTTTTTGACTTTAATAGCATCTATAAATGTATTTTTTATAGCTGACACTAAAGATGTATCATACCTGTACTATATAAATTGT